TGAGCTTTGCTCATTTTATTTATGTCAGCTGAGGAGGCATTTCCAGATTTCTGCCACCATTCTTTTTTGGGTTTTTGTTTGCCTGCTTCTTGATAAGCCCTTTTGTCTTCCAGTTCATACCTACCCATATTCTTGGTATTAGCTTCGGCTAATTGACCAAGAGTTGTGGGTTCGCCTTTTACGAACGCAGCAGGTGCTTGATTTATGACAATCTTGATGTTAGAGCTTCCGCACTCACAAGGATCAGGAGTTTTGCCAAAGCCATGAATTCGCTCAAACTCGCAACCGCAATCGTTACATAAGTAATCATATGTGGGCATTAGTCATAATACCTTATAGGCTCGTCATGGAGCGCACTTAAAATCCTAGAAATTATTTTATTCCTAATTATATCAGCTTCGGTCAATTCTGAAATACCAACACCTTCAACATCTTCAAGTCGGTCTAAGAACTGTTCTAAACCGCCCTGATCTCTAACTAGCAAGTCTGTCTGGTCAATGTCTCCATTGATTACAGCCTTTGATTCCCAGCCAATTCTTGTAATGAACATTTTTAACTGTTCAAACGTAGCATTTTGAGCTTCGTCTAAAATAATAAAAGAGTTATGAAAGTTTCTACCTCTCATATACTCTAGTGGCACAACTTCTATCTTACCTTCTTCTCGATAAGCCTGCACTCTATTAGAGTTCAACCTGAATTGCAGTTCTTCTAAAACTGGTATTAAGTAAGGATGTATCTTTTCTTCAAAGGTTCCCGGCAGGAAGCCTAAACCTCTACCAGATTCTATTACTGGTCTGGTTATGACTATCTTTTCTATTCTTTTATCTAATAAATAGTCACAAGCAGCTGCTACTGCTACTGCTGTTTTTCCTGTTCCTGCTGGGCCTGTGCAAAAAGTTACATCATTGTTATTAATGGTGTATATGTAATCTTCTTGATTACTTGTTTTAGGTTTTAGCGTTTTCCGTCTAGTAGTATATCCTGACTCATTGTTCTTTTTTCTAGCCATACTACTTACCTGTTGAACCAAACCCTCCATCGCCCCTGTCTGTAGAGTCTAGTTCATGAACTACATGTTGTATAAAAGTTGGGGCTTCTTGTATTAGAATTTGAGCGATCCTATCGCCTCTCTCTATATGATACGGCTCTTTTGTTGTATTATGCAAACAAACTTTTACTTCGCCTCTATAATTGCAATCTACAACGCCTGCGTGTCTATGAACGCCTTTAACTCCCATAGAGGATCTATCCCATATTAATCCAGCATAACCTTTAGGAATTGCCATAGCGACACCTGTAGAAACAAGCACAGTAGCCCCAGCGGGTATAGAAACTGTTTCAAAAGCATATAAGTCCCAGCCAGCATCATTCACATGTCCTTTGGTTGGAGGTTTAGCAGAATCGTGTAGAAGTTTAACTTCAAAATATTTATAACCGTAGCTCATTCCTCTTCCTTTTCAAATCTACCATTTGTCTCATACCGCCAAAGTAATTTAGACAAAGTTCCTCTGGTTATCTTCTCGCCTTGTTTGACATGTTCATTTAGCTCATTGGCTATCCATCTGAGCATATCGTTACTAACTGTTATATTTCTAAGCATTAGAAGTCGTCTTCTATATTTCCAACTGCGTATTCAGTGACACGAGTTTCAAAAAAGTTCTTGCACTTTTCTAGATCTATAATCTCACTCATCCAAGGAAATGGATTCTTTGTGTCTTCATAAGGACTTGGCAGATTTAGATTCTCTAATCTTCTGTTTGCTATGAACTGGACATAGTCGATAAACATATCAGAGTTTAAGCCTAAGATACCATTTGGAAGAACATCTCTTGCATAATCAAGTTCAAGCTCCATAGCTCTGTCTATATGCTCTAATGTTTCTTTTTCAAATGCTTTAGTCCATACTTTTGGATTATCTTCTCTTATCCTATTGATAAGAGTAGTTCCAAACTTAATATGTAAGCTTTCATCACGAAGAGTATATTGGATTTGCTCTCCAATTCCCGGCAATTTATTTTGTCTATTAAACGAAAGCAACATTGCAAAACCAGAAAAGAAGAATATCCCTTCACAAATTACATAGTAAGTTATGATGTTTCTTAGGAACTCTCTTTTGCCTTCTAGAGTATTGATGTTGAAGTCTGGCCTATTAATATCCGTGCAGATATTCATTAGGAATTCGTCTTTGGATTTGATGCTAGGGATTGAATTATAAGCCTCATAGACTTCATCAATCTTTAACCCAAGAGAATCGCAGCAGTACACTACCGTTAGATTGTGGAGGCTTTCTTCATAAGCCTGTCTGAGTATGTACTGACGACACTCAGGATCAGTTACATACTTGAATATGCTAAGTAACAAGTTATTAGCAACCAAGGACTCTGAGCCAGCAAAGAAGCCAAGAGACCTCTTTACAACTAGCTTTTCATCATTGGTAAGCAAATCAGATCGCCACTGTTCAATGTCTTTAGCCATTGAGATTTCTGTTGGCATCCAATTATTAGCCGCTCCATCAATAAACAAATCCCACGCCCATTTATTAGTATGAGGTAGTATCTGATTTACGACCGCGACTTTATCTGAGATGATTTCTTTAGTCTTTTTCATTACTGGCAACTTTCACAATCTGGATTTTCCAGAGAACAAGCTTTGACTTGACTTAAATCTTCTGGAGTCTCTTCTGTTTGTTTAGGAGCTTCTACTGTTGACTTCTCTAGCCTAGTAGCCGCTTTACTTCTTAAATAATATGTTGTCTTCAAACCTGTCTCCCAAGCGTGCATATACATATCATTTAGATATTTAAGGCTAGTGCCTTTATTGTAAAGATTGAGAGATTCGCCCATGTCTATCCACTTTTGTCTTTCAGCAGCGGCATTTATTAGGGTGTTAATATTTATATCAAAAGCAGTTTTGAACTCTTCTTGTATATCTTCTGGCAGGTCAATAGCCATTACATCTCCATCAGAAGCCTTCAGTGCGTCTATAAGCTCTTTACACCAGATGCCCTTCTTCTTTGCGGCTTCCACGAAATGCTCGTTTATCATCGTAAATTCGCCACTGAGAGTAGAATAAACAAACAATGTTGAGTAATCAGGCTCAATAGACTGCGAGCAGCCTTGTATATAAGAAATTGTGGCAGTGGGAGCAATAGCCATGACATTTGAGTTTCTCATGCCATGCTCTAATACATGCTTTCTGACTTTCGACCAATCCATTGTTTCAAATTTACTTGGCTTATTTGACGATGTAGAGTTCCTATTATTCATCAAGGTGCAATAGGTATCTATAGGAAAGTTTCCATAGCTCCACTCAGAGTGTTCATAGCTCTCATAATGCCCTCTTTCTTTTGCTAATCTAGAGGAGGTTAGTATTGCATGATAAGATATAAATTCCTGAACCTTACCGCAAAACTCTACCGCTTTGTCTGAGTCGTATGGTATGTTCAGCTTGTGCAACATACCATGAGTACCCATTATTCCTAATCCAACAGGCCTATGTCTCAGATTGGAATTTCTAGCTTCATCTGTTGGGTAGAAGTTTATGTCGATCACATTATCTAAACCACGAACTGCAACTTCTACAGTTTCTTGTAGTTTCTTCCAGTCAATAGACCTAACCTTGACATGGTTTTCTAAATTTATGCTAGCAAGATTGCATACAGCCGTTTCACCAATATCTACTGGTCTACCATCTTCATACTTAGTTGGCTTAGTGTGCAATAGAATTTCAGTACACAAATTAGAAGAATGCACTACACCTTCGTGTTTATTGCTATATCTAATATTGGAAGGATCTTTAAAAGTAATCCAAGGATGTCCAGTTTCATAAAGAGACTTTAACATCTTTTTCCAAAGCTCTTTGGCATTTATGACACGGAAGTTTTTTATATTCCCTCTTTTGGCTTCCTTTACGCAGTTTGCATAAGCTAATGAGAATTCTGAACCATAAGTCTCATGTAAATCAGGACACTCAGAAGGGTCAAACAAGTACCAGTCGCTACCTTCTTTGGCGGCAACCATGAACTCATCGCACACCCATAAAGCTGTGTTCATATCGTGACATCGCCTACGATCATCACCAGTGTTTTTTCTGAGGTCTAAGAAGTCTTCAACATCAAGATGCCACACTTCTAAATAGGCGCATCCAGCACCTTTGCGTTTACCGCCTTGATTAACGCCTACAAGTGTGTCATTGAATATTTTTAGCCAAGGAATCAATCCAGAAGACTGACCATTTGTGCCTTTGATGTAAGAACCAGTAGAACGAATAGAACTCCAGTCTACTCCAAGACCTCCAGCATACTTTGAGAGTCTAGCTTGACCATGAATAGTTCCAAAGATTCCGTCAATAGAATCGTCTACGGTGCTAAGATAACAAGACGATAGTTGAGAATGACAAGTTCCGCTGTTGAACAAAGTAGGAGTAGATGGAGAGTACCTAAACTCAGACATCATGTTGTAAATTTCAACCGCTTTCTCTTCCATGTCTACTTCTTGAAGGCAAAGACCCATAGCCACACGCATGTAAAATGCTTGTGGAGTCTCCATTCTTCTGCCTTCTTTGTGTATGAAGTATCGGTCATAAAGAGTTTGTATTCCAAGATACTTGAACTTTTTGTCTCTTTCAGGAACTAGCTTTGAACTTAAGAGTTCTAAGTCGTAGTCTAGGATTGATTCAGAAAGCCTACCGTCTTCGACTAAAGTTTTTATATTCTTTATGAAGCAAGAACGGTACTCTTTATCGAAGTCTCCGTTTACACTCTTACCAAAAACTTCTTTGTAAAGATTTGTTAGAAGGAGATTGGCTGCTACATAATTATAGTTAGGCTCTTGCTCTATCTTTGAGCGAGCAGACATGATGAGAGCTTTGTCGATTTCAGAAGTGGTTATTTTGTTGTAAAGTTGCAAGCTGGCATCGAGGACAACTTCACTAACAGACACATTTTCTAGGCCATCACAGGCTCTCTCAACACATTTATTTATCTTATCTAGGTTTACTTCTTCTAGTTTGCCATTGCGCTTTTTAACCTTGATATTTGATGTCATGCTTATTCCGTTCTACCAATAAAAAAAGAGCGACACCATTGAAACAAACAATTCGTTAGAATTAAACTACTTGCATGTTGCAACAAGGGCAACCTGAGTCCGTGTCGCTCTAGCTTTTAGAAAAGCTCTTTATGACCCAGTAAAGTATTATACACGATTTGAAGAAAGGTGGATTTTGTTTTTTCGCAAATCTGTAAGTTTGTTCAAGTAATACTTACTTGAGGTAACACGCCTACTTTTTTGACTTCTTCTTTTCCCTGAGCTTGAAGCAGGGATGAACCCAAACCGTTTTTTCGCCTCTGATGTATGCGATCATTTTATGAAAACCGTCTTTTAACGGCAACACCCAAGCGTGGGTATTTGGAGAAATTTTCATCTTTTCTGCCGAATTTTCTACGGCCAGTTTCGTATCTAGTTTCATTCTATGATTTCCAGTCCATGAATGGCGTGTCTTATCTCGGATTCCAGCTTGATTTCCGAGTCAAACTGTCCAGTATTTCTATTATAAATAATTATCCTAGCTGGAGATGAGCCAACTAGAATGTGGTCATCATCAAAAGCAAGTCCTCTGTTCCAGTTATTCTTAGCGATGTCATCTACGACAAATTGAGCATTTTTAGTTCTTGGTATTGGAAGAGCAGTAAAGCCATTTGATGCAGCTCTCAGGCCAAGAGAGCTAAATGTGGTTAAGTTGGCAGCAAAAGAGTTGTCTATTTGATAAAAATTATGGACAAAGCTTTTCATGTTATTCGGCCCAAATGAAGGTATTGCACATACCTCTTCCATGGTCTCCAAATCATAAAGCGGAGTTAGCAAGCCTGAGAAAGCCACTCTTCCATTTGCAATACATATCGAGTTGATATGAAACTCATCCTCTTCTGTTTTTTCGCTTGAGGTTATAGATTCTTTTCCCGTCAAAATTTTGTGGTCTTGAAGACTTTCGCCATTGATTTTCCAAAAATCTACTAGGTTAAAATCTAGATCGTATTTAGCTATGGCATCATAAGCAGTTGATGTTGCAAAAATATGATCATCATGAACAACTATTTCGTGAACGCTTTTTAAGTGATCTCTATCCTCGAACGTTCTTTTTATTTCATAAGTATCTTTATCTAACTCGATAAAACCGCCAGAGTCAGAAATAATAATACGATCATGAAGTACAGAAATGCCACGAAGGCCTCGTTCGCCACCACGCTCATTATCGTTGACAAAATCTTTTTCATACGGTGCATAATAAAGGACTTCTCCACTTTCTGTTTCTATGACATAAAGTCCACCATGAACATCGCCTTGCTTAGCTGCTCTAATTACCGTGGTACAAATAAGTTTCATCTTTTAGCCTTGTTATAAATTCTTGGTATGGCTTTGATATGTGCGTAAAATCAAAAAAATCATAGTCAATCAGAAATCCATTTAGGTATCTATCATTAAGTCCAAAGTCAGTAGCGCCAAAGTCAGAGGACTCTACATCTGATATTTTACTAGCAACATTAGTTATACACACACTATATTCCATACATCCCATAGTAGGAGGTATCATTCCTTCAAAAGCACCCATGTATAAGTTGTCTTGCAGGTTCTTTTCAAAGTCTGATATGGATTCTATTTTTGTTCTTTCCAGCACAAAGTTTATTAATTTCGTTGTGAATATATGGCCATTATGTGAAAGAGGGATGGCGAAGTTTGTGTAAGGTTTAACTAGCGTAGCATCCCACAGCATGAACTTATCTAATACAAAATTTCCTTCGCTTGGCTTATTTATAAAGTATTCATTATAGCTATAAGGGTTTTGTATTATCGTATTGTTGCCTAATCTTAAAGATAGGGCTGTGACATGATTGGTTCTAAAAAGCTCAATTATCTTTTTGAAGGAGCAGATTCTTTCAATAATTATGTTTTCGTCATTGAATACGCATGTTAAATCTCTGTGGTCTGGAAGTATTTGTATTATGTCTTGGCTAAGATTTTCGCTTTGCCTTTCGTACCATCTGATTGGAAAGTTTACACCGCTTCTATTTTTATTAGCAAAATAAGTCTTTGCTTTTGTGTAGCCTTCTTCGTATACAGCATTGCTGGCTTCATAAAGAACTCTTATGTCAAAAAGATTTGGAGCGTTCTTCTGTATGCTTTCCAGTAGTAGGTGAAGCTGACAGGCTTTGTCTTTTGATAGTATTACTGCTGTTATCATGACATTAATATTGAGCTTGGATCAACTATTGTGACCTTTAGATTTTCTTTGTGCCATTCTACTAGTTCTTTTAAGCCGTCTTCCATAGTGGTTGTTGGACTCCAGCCAAGTTCACGTTTAATTTTAGATATGTCCAAAAATGTTCTTTGTTTTATATCCAAAGTTTTTTCAGTCCACAATATATTATTAGGATCATAGCCATATAGTTCTGAAACCATGTCATGTAGCTTTTTGACGTGGTAGTCTTGGCCTTGAGATGCGTTGTATGTATCTGGCTCGTCAGCATATTCTATTGCGTAACGCAAAGCTCTGACGGCATCTTTCACATTTATAAAATCTCTAGTGCATTTTGATGAGCCTTCAACTGGCAAATGATATTCATACTTGTGCGCAGTTGCGATATTTGTGACAACAGATTCAATAATTTTATTTTTTCGTGGGTTGAATCCGCTTCCAGTTCCATAGACTTCTGGAAATATAAGGTTGACGCCAGTCCAATCTTGATACTGGGTACTGTAAGCCATGTTCATTTCCATGGCGGCTTTTGCTATGTTGCCATAGTATCTTTGGTTCCAATATGGCGCGCCTTCCCAAAGGTCTTCTTCTTTATGTGGTAATATTTGATGTTCAGGATAACAACAAGAATCCCAAGCCATGATGAACTTTTTGCATCCACTTAGCCTAGCTTCTTCCATGACTTTTGATGTGACGAATATATTTTCATACATCATAGAAGCTGGGTAGTACAAAGAGTTTTCTTGCGTTGGAGGTCTTGTTGCAAGGTGAACAACAATGTCTGGGTTTATATCAAAAGACCAAGCGATTACCGCATCATCTCCTAAGTCAATTCCAGACTGAGAGCCAGCTAAAGAGTAGACATTTTGAAAACCATGCTCAGCAAGATGCTCTCCAAGTTTTATGCCTATCCAACCTTGACCTCCAGTAATCAATATCTTTGAGGATTTATCCATTGAACTCATCTAAAAATTTGACAACATCTTCAGCAGGCATATTGTTTGCCTTCTTTTTTACATTGTGATCCTCATCCATAATCACAACAGTGGGATACTTTTCTATTTCAAATTCATCAACAAGATGTCTGTTTTGTGGTCTACTACAAACTACAAAAGCAGGCTTGCTATTATGAAATCTTTTCATAGAGTTTAGTACACTCTCTTCTGTCCACACATTATCTCTCATGTGTTTGCAGTGAGGACACCACTCAGCTACAAATACTACAACTTGATGTCTTGAAGCGCTCATCTTTTAACCTAAAAAACTAAGGGTTCCATTTACATCCATGGTGCTACCAACTTTCTCTGGTTTACCATCTTCATCCACAATATAAATCATGGGTACAGCTTGTACCCGATAGGCCATAGCAAGACCTCTAGAATTTGGATCGTCTATATCTACAAAGTTCACAGAGTTAAACGATTCTAATTTTTTCTCTACTTCTGGATTATTCCAGACCATGCTCTTCATCATTCTGCAAGGCCCACACCATTTTGCAGAGAACACCAGTAAGTGTTTTTCTTTATTATCCATCTTTAATTCCAAAAATAGCGGCCTACCTAGTTATGTTCTCCTTTGGTTTCCCAGCAGATTTTGAAACTAGATAGACCGTTTTATTTAAGTTAAGCAGATTCTTCAGTGCTAGTGACTCGTAGTGAGTCGCCAAGAATCCATGCCACAGCAAGTGCAACAATTCTGTTAGTTGTCTCTGGGTCTAACCCAAGTGTTTCCTGAGCGGCTACTACAACCACTCCACCAATAGCAGTCCAGAAACGACGACTTTTGAATAAGGCTTTTACCTTTTCCATAGTTCTATTCCTTAATAAAAAAATTAAAAGAAGGATTTTATCTTCTCTAAAATGCCTGACCCGCCACCAAAGCTAAACCCGCCTTTGAAAATGACTAAGTAGGCTACTATCGCAGCTGCTATAATTAAAAACAACCACTTCCTTTTGGCTGCAACAGCGTAGATTTTTTCTTTTACGGCATTGATTTTCTCAAGCCTGTAATCTCTTTTGGTTTCTTTTTTCTCTTCCTTGCTATCTTTCTTCTCAGATTTAATCTGATGTCTTTGACGACGTTTTTCTAAGATAGACTGTAGTCTATTATTATTAGGCATATTACCACGCTTTACAAGACCAATATCTCGCCTTCCATTTAGGGCCGGGATTATCGCAATTATGTCTAGCTCTAAAGCTCTTGCGTCTTGCCGGATCATTCTTTTTAATTTTCATGTTGGGATCACCAAAGTTCACCTTAACAACATTACCTTTTTCATTTTTAACATAGACAGATCTTTTCTTTGGTCCATCTGGCGTTAAGAATGGTTTGTTTAATGTTACTTTTCTTCCTTGGTATTCAGCAGCTTCGGCATATTCTGACCACTCTTCATCAAAGAAACCTTTGTTTGCTTTACCTTTATAGACTAAAGTAACACCATCTTTTCTATAAGTACCTTTTCTTGAGTAGTTAAACACTTCTCCTGTTCTTGGGTTTTCATATCTATAGGTGTCTTGAGAGTTCTTGCCTTTGCGAAGCAATTCAAAATCTTCTTTTGTGACTTTGCCATCTTTATTTTTATCAAGAG